TGTCAAAAGAAACAAAAATGACCGAGAGTGAGGCGATCGCCGAAGTGTGTAGCCGGTTTATAAATACACAAAACGGCAACATTCAGAAACAAGATACAACAAAATGAGCAAAAAAGCCGACATCAAGAATGCAAAGTATCAAGAAGCGATTCGCCTTAAGTACAACGGCGAGTCTTATCCTGTTATTGCCCGAAAACTTAAAACCCCAGTCTCAACAGTCGAAAAATGGTTTGCTTTTGGCGGTTTGATTAAAGACGAATACGAAACTTATAGAGACACCCAAAATGAAGTCAAAAAAAGTCAAGCCGAATGGATCATGCACAAGAGCGTTGAGACCGCCGCCTCAATGCTTGTCGCCCTTATGGGCAGTGCAGATGACAATGTAAAATTTCGTGCGTGCAAAGAGATACTCGACCGTGAACTCGGAAGTCCGAAAGAAACGATCGAACACAAAGGATTATATGGAACAGGCCTAAGCTATGAACAAATACTCAAAAAAGCCAGAGAAAGGCCACCCGACGGTTAAAACGCTGGTGGATTTTGTGAATTTTTTCGATGCTGATCCGAGAGAATTCATCGAGGAGTGCCTGTTCATAAAGACAAAAGACCAGCAAACTGTTCCTTTAAAGTTTAATACCGCTCAGTACCTGATTTATAAGAGAATCAAACAACTGAAAGCCCAAAAGAAGCCAATCAGAATGATTATTCTAAAAGCCAGACAAGAGGGCGTGTCCACACTTTGCGAGGGTTTGATATTCGAACGAACGGCAAGGTTTGAAAACAGCAATTCACTGATTGTCGCTCACGAACCAGAATCAACCGATGCAATATTCTCAATGAGTAAACTGTTCTACGACCTCCTGCCGTTTGATGTTAAGCCAATGCGACGGTACGACAACAAAAAGCAGATGGTCTTTGAGAATCCGGACGAGAAAGGCCGAACCAACAATCCAGGACTGCGAAGCCGAATGGTTATATCAACCGCCGACAAAACAAAAATCGGTAGAGGTCTGACCATCCATAACTTCCACGGGTCAGAGGTAGCCTTTTGGAAAAATGCCAAGGCCTTGATGCTCTCAGTACTGCAATCAATTCCGAGCTTACCGAATACTGCCGTCTTTCTTGAATCAACTGCCAACGGCTTCGGTGGTGACGGCGAATACTTCTACCAAATGGTGCAAGACTCTCTGGCCGGCAAAAACGAATTTGAGCTTATATTCCTCCCATGGCACCTGATGCCCGAATATAGCCAACCATTCGCAAGTGATGCCGACAAAAAGAAGTTTGCCGAAACATTGGATGAATACGAGAAAGAATTGCGAGCAAAAGAAAACCTGACCTATGAGCAATTGAAATGGCGTAGATGGGCAACCCAAAACCTCTGCGGTGGCGATACCGACAAATTCAAACAAGAATATCCAGCCACTATCGAGGAATCATTCGTTGCCTCAAGTAAAGCCGTAATTCCGAAACAGTACATCGAAGCCCAAAGCAAATTCGTCAGACAACCGATAAGAAAGCTGGATGACATCCTGATATACGAGGAACCCAACCTAAGACATTTCTACAGTCTAGGTGCCGATCCGGCCGAGGGTATCGGACAAGATGACTCGGCGATCACGATCATAGACAAGATGACTGGACGAGAAGTCGGAAGTTACATCGGACAGATACAGCCGGACTTATTCGCCAAGAAAATCCGACAATCAGCCGAACTGTTCAATAACGCTCTGGCAGTAATAGAAATAAACAATCACGGACTGGCGGTAATCAACGCTCTCAAGACTGAATACTCAAACATCTACCAACGAACGGTCTTTGATAAAGTCACCAACACTAAGAGAAAAGAACTTGGCTGGAAAACCAGCCAAACCACCAAACCTCTGATGGTCGATGACTTTATAGCCGGATTGCGTGACGATGACATTGGCTTGTCGAGCCAATCAACCGTAAGTCAGATGATGACATTCGTTCACACCAGTGAAAGCAATAAGTACGGCATGGGAGCGGAAACCGGACAAAAAGACGATGCATTAATTTCGGCCATGCTCGCATGGCAAGGATTAAAAGAACTACCGAGCGAAATGCCAATGGCACGCAAAGGTCGAACAATAAAACTTTATTAAATATGGCAAATACAAAAGAACTGCAAAAATTCAATAGTGAGTACGATGAAGCCAAGAAAAACTTCCTGTACTACTACAAACCCGAATTTGATCGGGGTTATAAGCTGTTCTCCTCTTTCAACGGCGATCGTGCCGAACAGTTAGAGAGAACCAATGACGGCGAAGTCTGGCAATCAAATGTTTTTATTCCTCAAGTTTTTTCATACATCAAAACCTTTTTACAAAAGACAGTCGGAATAACACCCGACTTCAAGCTCGAGGGTAAAAACAGCGAAGCCTTAAAAGACCTTGTGTTGTGGCTCTGGGAGATTGGCATGAGTGACGACCTGATTGATTATTTCCTACAAGTATTCATCTGCGGAACGACTATTGGCAAAGATTTCCTGCGTAAAGAAACCAAGAAAAAGAGACAGAAAGAAATTGGCGTCATCGATAAGATTAAAAAACTTATATTTAAAACAGCAACATCCAAGATAGTGTTCAGACCAGACTTTGACCCAGTGGATATTTATAACTTCTACCCACATCCGAGAATGAAAAAGATTGCTGATCCATTCCCAGTATTCCACCGCTATGTGCTGACATTGGACGAAATGAAAGCCCAGTATCCCGATGTGAGTGAAAGCGTGTGGAAACAATTCATGAACACCGAGGGCGAAGTCGTGAAGTCCGGAGGCGATACCACTGACTACGCCTATGTGAGAAAAGAAGTCTTGATCCAGCTTAGAAAAAATATCCGAGAAACCACCAAGGCATCAAGTCCTATCGAGGGCAGTCCAAACAATCCAGTCTCCGCACCGGTAAGCGATGAAAAACTATTTGAAGTCGTTGAACGCTGGGTGGATGAAAGGTTCACCGTATTCCTGCCAATGGACGGCACGCCGATAGAGGTCAAGGACGGTGACAATCCGTACGATCACGAACAGAAACCTTATTCACGAACTGGATTCTTCCCAAGACCATTCTCATTTTACTGGCTCGGCATTCCGAAACTTGTCGACCATTTACAAGAACTGCTCAATTCCGTAACCAATCAACGAGTGGATGCGGTGACAATGAAAATTCACAGCATGATTGCGGCCGCACCGGTGGCTCTGCCCGGATACAAGCAATCAACCATAACAGTGAAGCCTCTCGGAATCTTATGGACTAATGACCCGAACTCAGTCCGAGAATTAAAATTCGGTGATGTTAATTCCTCCGCCTTTATAGAACCCGATCACATCAAAGAAGCCATGAGGATTGCCGTTGGTGTGGATGAATTCACCACTACGGCCGGTGTGGACAGAAAAGAAACTGCCACCGTTGCCTCGTTTATGCGAGAAGCAACACTTGAGGGCGTGAAGCTTTTCCTGATAATGCTTCGCAATTCTTATGTGATGCATTTTGATCACTGGATAAGCATGATCAAACAATTCTGGACAAAGAAGTCCGTAATGCCCGATAAGGCCATAGCAATTCTGACCAGACATGGACTTATAACCGATGCCGATGAAAGCGTGAATGGATTGTTTGACGATGAATACGAGATGTCGCTTGAATCAACCACTTCACTGGCCACATCGTCCGAGCTCAAGAAATCAAAAGATTTGGAACTATGGGGTTTGATTAAAGATGTGAACGAATTGACCGATGCCGAGACCGGAACTGTGTACTCAATCAAGAAATTTAAAATACTGATGAAGCTTTTTGAGGACTACGGCTGGGAACCAACAAATTACATCACCGAACAAAAACAACCGGTTCCGATGCCAACCGATCAAGGCATACCTACCGGTGAAGCACCGGCCATTGACCCAAACGAAACTCCAGCACCTCCACTTCCCGGAAACGAAATAGGTGTGATGTTAGGAAACGCAATAAAACAATAAACCCATGAACGACAAAATAAACAAACAAACCGAGGAAACGATAAGCAACTTTTTTGAGACAAAGTATTTTGAAGCGTTGTCCGAGCTTATTGCCGATGAATTGGAAATAACCAAAACTTGGTTATTAAACAAAGGATTGCCCAATGACGATCTTCGGTATTATCAAGGTCGAGCCGAAGGACTGGGAGTCGTGTTGCTTAGAATAAAAGCAATTCACGATGATTTTATAAAACCAAAAATATGAAAACCTGATATAAAACAATTTAAGGAAATCGCCAAAATTTTGAGGGGTTCAGCTGGCCTCTTAAGATGGGATTTCTGGCGATTTCCACATCTTGAGAAGCCAACCGAGCCTCCGCAAAGGGGCTCGGTTTTATTAAACAGACGGACGCTTTGAAAGTCTTTCGTGAGGTCAGACTTAAAAAGAACAATCCGCCATTAATACGCCTATGGAAAAACCAAACAATTCCGGCGCCGATCCGAACGCAACACCAGCGACTCCGTCGTTTGACGATGCGGTCGGAAAGGAACAACCGGTCAATCAAGTTCCGTCGGGCACTCCGAGCGGAGACCAACCTGACAAAAAACCAGACGCTAAGGGTGAACAGCCCAAAGATCAATCTGGCGTAACGCCTGCCGATAAAGGCGAAAGTCCCGAGGGTAAACAACCCGAGGGCGACAAGTCCTTCTGGGGCAAGTTTAAGAGTGAAGATGATGCTAAACACTCGTATGACGAAGCTCAAACTAAGATTATCGATCAAGGAAAAGAAATCAATGAATTAAAAACGACACACGGGAAAAACGAACAGTTTCTCTCGGTGCTCGATAAAGCATTGGTTAAAAATCCCCAATTGGCAGAACAGCTGAAAGCAAGTCTTGCCGAGGCGATGAAAGCCAGCGATAACGAGCCAGAGGACACGCCCGATATAGAAGCACTCCTCGATAAGAAGCTTGAGGAACGAGAGACAAAAGCCAAGACAAAATCCGAGATCGATAAATGGATTGAGGATCATCCGGACTTCAAAGAACCGGAACTCGGACATCAAATTCTCGACATCATCGAGAAAGAGAAACTCCCGTTCAATGCTCGGACACTGCAATTGGCCTACGACTCCATAACCAAGGATGCCCAAGCCAAGAAAGCGACCGATGAAGCTTTGAAAAAAGAGGAAGTGAAAAATCTCGAGCGAGAAAACGCATCAGGTGTCGGAGGCGGTACACCAACCGCCAAAGGCCAAACACCCAAAGATAACCCCTTTGATGATCTTGTGGGTGAAAGTATCAACCCTAACCGAGTCAGGTAACGCTTATTAGATTTGAGGTCTCGTGAGCGGTATCGACTCAATAACATAACAAACTTATGCCTGAACCAACCCATATCATTGGCACGAGAAATACGCTTACGATCGAACAATCACAGCGTATTCCCGATGTCGATGACAAAATATTTCTCCTTGAACCAGGCGAATCACCGCTCACAGCTTTCTTGACCCAAATCGGAAAGATTGGTGACGGTGGAGGCAAGTTCAAGGGCATGGCTCTGCAAAAAAGAGTCGTGTACAACCCGGAATTCACTGAATACGAGGATTCATATTCCGGCGTCTGGGCTCAGATCAACTACGGTGCTGGCTACAACAGCTCTGCTACCGATTTGGTCTTAGATAACCCGGGCGGTTCGATATTCACCAAGTACGATCTGATTAAAAACACTCGTACCGGTGAAATCATGCGTGTGACAGCGGTCAATTACTCTACTCACACCATCACCGTAACTCGTGGAGCCGGTGCCACGGCGGCCGCCGCTATCAACGATAACGACTGGCTCTTAATCATCGGTCCTGCTTTTGAGGAAGGATCAAAGTCTGGCGACTCCAACACGACTAAACTCGTGAAAGTCACCAACTTCACCCAAATCTTCAAAACCAAGTTCGGTGTGACAGAAACCGAGAACGCTTCGAAGCTCTATCCGTCCGGTAGTCCGGGTGCGGATCTTAAATACTTGCGTGCCAAACACGGCATTGAGCAAGCCAAGAAAATCGAACGCGCGTATTGGTTCGGTGAAAAGAAAGAAGTCACCGGTCCCGATGGCAAACCTCTCCGCATAACCGGAGGCGTCTTGGAAGCCATCATCTCTGCTGGCAATGTGCAAGATGAAGCAAGCTCCGCTTTAACCGAAGCAGAATTCCGTTCGTTCTTGCAGAACTATGCCTTTAAGTTCGGCTCATCCGAAAAATACTTCTTCTGCGGAAACACCATACTCGGATATTTGGAAAGCTTTGCCACTGGCAAGCTGTACCTAACTCCGAATGATAAGACCTTCGGTGTGGAAGTCAGAAAGTATCAATCTTCATTCGGAACGCTGAACATTGTCCGTCACCCGATGTTTGACAATCAGTATGCCGGAATGGGAGTAGTGCTTGATTTATCAACCTTGAAGCATTGTCCTTTGAATGGTCGAGACACTTCTCTCGAAACCAACATTCAAGACAACGATGCTGACGAGGAAACAGATCAGTACAAAACTGAAGTCGGTTTGCAGAGAGTCAACTTCGAGAAAAACGCTTTGATCAAGGGCGTAGCTTAAACCTGATCATCGGCTCTGCTCTGACTCGCTGGCTTTCAACTTTGGAAGCCAGGAGTGAGGGCGGAGGCCATCAATTAAAAACTTTAACCAACAAACTTATATGGCTAAATATAATTCCCACATCAAAAAATTGAGAATCGTTCTAAAGCCGGCCATGCCGGTGTATGAGGGCGGAGTGAAAGTCGGCGATCAACCGGGTGAATACGCCCAATTCGAGGACGGCCAATTCGAAACCCAAAATGAAGCCAACATCGAAAAACTTGAATCGCTTGGAACATTCAAGATTGATTTCTGGAGAGTCTCCGATGATGCTTCTCCAACCGAGGACACCACGGTAGATAAAGACTTGGCCAAGATGACCAAGAAAGAACTCCAGTCTTTGGCAACCGAAAAGAATGTCGAGGTCGACGGCACCGAAACCAAAGAGAGATTGATCGAGCTCTTGCTTAATAAATAAACTCGACCGAGGTCGATAACAAATTCAAACTTATGCCAATAGTATCTGCGGACTTAAAAGAATATAAGTCATCAAATGCCAATTCAGACGGTGGTGGAATTTCTGCCACTGAAGTCGTGGACAATACCGACAATAACTTATTCACCGACATAACCGGTGACGAAGCATCTGCCGGTGGAACGGAATATCGAAAAGTATTCCGCAAAGACAATCACGGCTCGCTGTCTTGGCAGAATGTGGTCTCGTGGCTTCAAAGTCAACCGACCAATTCCGCCTTGTCATTCGGATTCGGCGTGGATCATGCCGATGATGCCGACGGTGCTCAAGGAAACATGTCGGCGTTTTCCGCCAATGCGGTCGTGGCCGTAGTTTCCGACGGTGCCGACACCAGACAAGTAACAATTGTCGGTGAGGATGCATCAGGAAACAGACAGACGGAAACTCTGACATTAAACGGTGCAACCGAAGTCGTTGGGGCTCTTACATTCTCCAAGCTTTACGGTGCCTATGCGAACTCATTGTCCGGATCTCGTTCAGCAACAATAAGACAGGGATCAGGAGGAACTTCAAGAGGCACGATCGGAATCAACAAAAAGGTCAGCTTTATCTGGTATGGCAAACGCTATTCCGGAGGTTCTGTCGTAAATGCCGAGGGTGGCGATATGGCCAGCAAAGCGACTGGACTCAAACATGGCGATATTGCTTCAGCCGGTAATTTCGGCGTGTGGTATCGCTTAACTTGGCCAGCCGGTGCC